ATACGCATTATGGTTGGAAGTACACCGATGGTTTCACTTGAAACTCTCTAAAACTAATCACTGATCCAACACGGGATCCAACGGATGGATGAAGTCGGCCCTCCTAGGCCATCTAGGGGGAGGGCGACAACAGTCATCAACGGGCCATTCCTGAACGTAATCACGCCAGTACTCAGACCAAGACCGAGGAACGCCCACCAGACCACGGAGGTCAAAGGTACGCAACTCCGTCCACCCGTCGAACTCTTTTTCAAGAGCTAGCTGTGTTTCGACACAGACACCGTACAGTTTCTCAACTAGGAATCTGGTGTTGATAGGCACCTCACGCACCTTATCTTCCCAAGACTCACGACCGAGGGCTTCGAGGAGCTCATCGAACCGCTCCCTTTCCCACCATCCGGCCGTTTTTCTAGCAATAGCAATACTGGTCTGCACCTTTCCTAAGTGACGGGTGTTCCGAAGAACAGCCCGCCCAAACGATTGCAATATCGGGCAACCTGGGTACTGGTGGACCAAGCTCAACGCCTTGGTCCTCATGAGATGGTTGAGTTTGGACTGCTTCGCTAGGCCATAAGCCTGGAAGTCCGTCCAACCAAATCCTACCAGCACTTTCCGAACATCAGCCACATTGACCAAGTCCTCAGGATCGAAGACAAGGCCGCAGAAACTGGCTTGCGCCAACTCCTGGAAGCACTCAGCCTTTATTATCAGGCCGAGTTCCGCAAAATCGGATTCCGTCGGGGGCTCTCCCAACATAGCAAAGAGCCCATCGTCACCTTCCACCACACCCACCACATTCGTGCACCCTTTTTCTTCACACATAAACAACATGAACATGAGATTCGAGAAGCCGTTTCCTAGCGACGTACACATCTCTCCAGACATGCGGGTCGCATCTAGCTCCACCATGAACCTCTTGTATTTACATATGTTCCGTCCACCTAATGTTTCCAGGATGAGTGGCCACCACCAACTAGCATCCGGGAGATCTTGGGTCATGTATTCATAGAGCTGGAACTCACACACTTCCATGATTTCTTTAGTGAACAGGGCTTCAAATGATGAATAGTCCGTAGCGAAGTACTTGCCTCCTTCACGCTGCAGCCTATCACGAATGTATTGCGGGCGATCCGCAACCGGCACCTTCTTGATGAATTCCTCGCGCTGAAACACTGCCTTTTCTATCAACCGGAAAATGGGGCCCACCACCGTCTTAAACTCATCGGAGCGGGAATTGATCCCGCGAAAATGCTTCCAGTCAGGGTAAGATTCACGCTTTCCGAAGCACTTAAGCTGTACGTACTTGCTCTTAGAACGAATCCCCCCCCCTTCCATCATCTTCCGATAGGTCTCGAGTAGCTCCACCTTTTTCCATTCTGGATAGTTGGTCTGTTTCAGCCAAGTTTCAACTGTCGTGTCCGATAGACTCGACAATGGCACTAGGTTCGCATGCAACCACTTCCGCACGAATCGTCTTAACTTCCTGATTAGAGCACGATTCGGCTTAGGCGGCCGCATAGAAAACCTTTTCCGAACCCCAGCCACCCCCGTGAGCGTGTCGGTCACATCCACCGTAGGCAAAGCCAAATCCTTTGCATGCACGGGGAACGCGACCAACATTGGAGGTCTCACGTTGGCATCTTGGTCAGGGAGCACACGAATACGCGTTCCGATTTTCATCTTGCCGAGCTTTTGATTGCTCGGCAAGGCTACTTCACCATAACGGTACCCGTATGCCCACCGACGTCGCACTAGGCGACTGGGATTGTCGGAAAAGGAATCAGCTCCGATTCCCTCTCCTGGTCCTTCCACACAGCGAAGCAGAACTCCGCCGTGCGTTGGATCAGGTACTCACCCTGGACGGGCATGTATCTTGAGAGGTTCACAGAGTGAATGCCTTTGCAGACTTCACGAATCCTGGCGGTCGTCAACGTTTCACTAGCACCACGAATCAAGACATTCGGGTTCAAGATCTGCGCCGCCAACTCGCCAGAGATGGTGAACTGCTTAGTACGTTTTTGCCCGCGGAACATAGCGATGTAGTCGCCACGCCACGATGCAAAGAAAGTTTGCCCGACGATGTGGTCAAAGACCGCCACCGCCTTGCATCCATAGGAGGCCACGAAACTTCCGAGGGGCGAGGCCAGGAACTCATCCATCTTCCGAGTCATGAGGCTCGAATGATAACAAGTATACCTGATCTCAAGAGGCTTGATGAACCAGTGTTTCAAAACACCTTGGCTCTGAGCGTCAGGGCGAAGATCCACCCGTTCACGCAACCACGCCTCAAGAGACTCTCGATCCACGTAGGAATCAATGACTTCCATGCAGTGCTTCAGACAATTACTGAAGAAGAAAAGCTTCCAGGTGGCCCCCACCCAAGCGAAATAGACCATCCACTTGATGAAGGTAGGGTACCCACCGCTGCCAGAAAAGCCAAGGAAGAAGCCGGGCAACACCGGAACCGTCATTGAAGTCGGTCCAAATGTCTCCAGCAGGAAGAAGCCCATCAACGTCCAGAGACCACAGTATGCAGTGCACAACATGGCCGTCCAGAAATCAAAGGTGAACTCCTCCCCCTCGTAGTGATGAATCATGCGCCCTTTCGGAACGCACGAATTGTTCACCTCCGCGAATTCTTTATCCACTAGCTCTTGGAACTCCTCTTCTTTCTTCGCCTTAGCCTTGGCCTCAGCGATCTCTTCTTCAGTTGGAGGAGGTGGCTTGGGGGGCCCCTTTTCAGGAACACCCGCTGCCACAAGGTCCGTTGCGACCTGTTTGGTCTGCTCAAGAACTGATCGAGCAAACTCATCCTCCGCATTGTCCTTGAGGACCTCTTCAGCAAGCCGCCTAATACGGTCAATGCCTGACTGACGCACGTCGTTTTGCAGTTTCTCAAGCTGCATATCGGCTACTACGTCCTTGAGGGCCTCGCGGTCTCCAGCGGCCTTGTCGGTTTCATCCTGCAGCTGCGTTGCCAGCAGGTCGACGGTCGTCTTTCGGCCTTGGTGCTCCGGCTGACGCTTAGGAGTACTAGTGCCGCTGGGGCCGCGCGATCCTTCCGAGCGATTGGA